GCTTTCTGTGTAAAAAAGTCCCCAGAAAAATTCAGGGATAGCATCTTGAAATTAATATAAGTCATATATAATGACATTAAAGGAGGCGATATAACATGCCTCAAATTGTAAGTTTTGACAAAATGGATGTAGGTAAAAAAGGGACAGGAAAACACTGGACTAAAAAAGAAGTTGAAGCAAGAAAACAAGCAGCAGAAAAAATAAAACCTAAAAAAAGAAGATTGAAAATTCCAGAATGGCTAAATGATGAAGCAAGAAAAGTATGGAAAAAAACTGTTAAAGATATGCAAGAATTCGAGATACTTGAAAGTGTTGACGAAAACATGTTAGCAGCTTATTGTGACGCTGTAGTAAAATATAAATTTTTTACTACAGAAGTAGAGAGAGAATATATTAGCAAAGCTGAAAAAGGAAAAGAAGACATAAGTGCATATGTAAAAGGTGCACAATCATATATGCGTTTAATTATGCAATACAGTGATAAGCTGGGCTTATCTCCGAGTGGACGTGCTCGGCTAGCAAAGAAAATAGCAGATGAAAAAATTAAAAATGAAGCTGAAGAATTATTTGATAATATTTAAATAAAAATAAAGTGTGCAGACATAACTGCCATAAACTAAATCAAAGGACCTATATAAAATATTAAATAGGTCCTTTACTCCTAATAAAAAAAATCAAAGAGGAAAAAGTGAATGAAAATATATTAGAACAAATGATTGACTACTCGGAAAAAATTATATCTGGTGAAATATTAGCTTGCAAAAAACATATATGGGCGTGCCAGAGATTTTTAAAAGACATGGATAGTCAACTTAAAAATTTCGAATATCAGTTCAATGAAGAAAAAGCATTTAAGTTTTTAAAGTGGATGACTTTTTTTAAACATAGAAAAGGACCTTTGGCTGGAACTTTTATAGATCCAGTGCAGATACAAATATTTGTCTACGGAAACATCTACGGATGGGAACATAAAGAAACACAGTTAAGAAGATTCAATAAAGCATTCTGGCAAGTTGCTAGAAAAAATGCAAAGTCACAAGGTGCTGGAGCATTAGGGTTATATGAATTGTCGGCAATGGGTGAACAATCAAGTGAAGTTTATTGTGCTGCTACAAAGAAAGAACAGTCAAGAATAGTATGGGATGAAGCAAATGCAATGGTAAGGAATTGCAAATTGTTAAAAGGTAAATTTCATACTAGTTATGGAAGAATTCAACATTTAAAATCAGATTCATTTTTCAGGGCATTGAGTAAGGATGATAAAGATACAGGTGATGGATTAAATCCAGAATGCGGTATTATAGATGAATATCACGCTCATAAAACAGATGAATATTACGAGGTTCTTGAATCTGGTATGGCTGCAAGAAAGCAACCATTAATGTTTGTTATTACTACGGCAGGATTTGAATTAAATAATCCTTGTTATAGAGTGGAATATGAGTATGTATCTAAAATTCTAGATCCAAATATAGATATTTGGAATGATAGATATTTTGCAATGATAAATGAGCTTGATAAAGATGATGAAGGAAATTTAATTGATGATATAAGAGATGAAAAGTGCTGGATAAAAGCAAATCCAATCGTGGCCACAAATGAATTTGGGATCAATTATCTTAGAGGAAGAGTAAAAACAGCAACTGATACAGAAGAAAAATTAAGAAATGTACTGACAAAAAATTTTAATGTATGGGTAAACATGGGTGAATCAAAATATTTAAACATGGAAAAGTGGAAAACCTGTGGAAAAACTCATATAAAATATAAAAAAAGGCGGATAATTTTTGGTGTAGATTTAGCTTCTATTATAGATTTATGCTCAATTTCTGGTACATTCTTTGACAATGAAGAAATTATAGATGTAATGAGTCATAGTTTTATGCCTGAAGCAACTTTATTTGCAAGAAGAAAATCAGATAGAGTACCATATGATTTGTGGGTTAGACAAGGTTATATTTCAGTTACACCTGGTGCAGAGGTAAATTATAAATTTATTATGAAATGGATAATTGATTTTGCAGAAAAAAATGAAATAGAAGTAGTTGAAATATGTTTTGATAAATGGAATGCAACACAATTTGCACAAGATATGGAAGCAGAAGGATTTGAAATGGTCGAAGTAAGACAGGGCATGATGACATTGTCTGAGCCTACAAAGAAGTTTAGGGCGATGGTTTACAACAAAAAAATACAGCATGATAATAATCCTGTATTAACTTGGGCATTAAGTAATGCAATAACTAAGCAAGACAGCAATGAAAACATAATGTTAGATAAAAAGAAAAGTATAGAGAGAATTGATCCAGCTGCAGCATTAATCACATCATTTACACGATGTTTGTTTAGAATAGAAAAAAAATCTGTATATGAAGAACGTGGAGTGTTAGCAATTGATTAGATTAAAGGAAGTGCATAATGAAATTTAAGATACCTTTTACAAATCGTGCAATTGAAATAAGAAGCAGTCTTGCAAATCCAAAAAAATGGCTTATTAATTTACTTACTGGTGGAGTAGAAAGCAAAGCTGGAATAAAAGTAACAGATGATAATGCTATAAAAATATCAGCTGTATTTGCGTGTATAAACATAATATCAAATACTATAGCTAGCCTTGGATGTCATCTTTATCAAATAACTTCTGATGGCAAGAAAAGAGATAATAGTAATTATTATTATAGATTATTAAGGTATTTGCCAAATTTAGAGACAACAGCTTTTGAATTTTGGACAATGTATATAATAAATCTAATTTTGACAGGCGATGCATTTGCATATATAAAAAGAGATGGAAACGGATTTATAAAAGAATTGTGGAATATACCTACACAAAATGTAAAAATATATAGAAATGAAAAAACAAGAGAATTATATTATGTTGTATATGATGATAAAAATAATAAAGAAACATATTATCCTGAAAACATAATGCATACAAGAGGGTTGAGATTTAAAGATAATGATAAAAGCCTAAATCCAATAAATTTAGCAAGGGAAGCAATTGGAATAAATATAGCCTTAGAGGAATATGCAGCAAAGTATTTTAAAAATGGTGCAAATTCTGGAGGTATAGTAGAAGTAGACGGAAAATTGGGTGAAGAGGCATTTATAAGATTCAAAGATTCTTTTAATGAAAAATATGCTGGAGTAGGGAATAGTAGCAAGGTGTTATTCCTAGAAAGTGGTATGAAATATACCAAATTAGGAAATGCACCAAAGGACAGTCAAGCGATAGAATCTAGAAAATTTCAAGTGATTGAAATTGCTAGATTTTTTAATGTACCTCCTCATAAAATAATGGACTTGGAAAGAGCTACATTTAGCAATATTGAGCAACAAAATATTGATTTTGCACAAAGCTGTATTGAACCAATTTGTGAAAGAATAGAGCAGACTATATATAAAAGCATATTTTCTGAAAAAGAAAAGAAAAAATATTTTGTAAAATTTAACATAAATAAATTACTCAGAGCTGACATAAACAGTAAAAGAAATTATTATACATCAGGAATACAGAATGGATTTTTGTGTCCAGATGATGTAAGAGCACTAGAAGATATGAATAAAATACCTTCAGATCAAAATGGAGGATTATATATGGTTAATGGAAACATGATTCCTTTGAAAAATATATTAAAGAGTGGTGAGAAAAATGGAGAAGGAAATTAGATTTTTATCAAGCAAATTAGAAATAAGAGAAAATGATGTTGAAGATGATAAAAAAGAAAAATATCTAGATGGTTATGCTGTTAAATGGGAACAACTTAGTAAAAAACTAGGCTGGTACTATAGATTTAGAGAAAAATTTGTAAAAGGAGCTTTTGAACAATCGTTAAAAGATGACGAACAAAGAGCTTTATGGAATCATAATACAGATATAGTACTAGGTAACACTAAGCCAAAAACTTTAGAGTTGTCTGAAGATGATGTAGGTTTAAGATTTTCGATAAAGTTACCAAAGAACTCCTGGGGGGAAGATTCATATGAAAGCGTACAAAGAGGAGATGTTGATGGAGTTAGTTTTGGATTTAAAGTAAGTTTAGAAGAGTGGAATGAAACAGATCCAGATGATGTAATTAGAACAATAAAAACTGCAAAATTGTTTGAAGTTTCTCCAACAGTATTTCCAGCATATGAAGGTGCTAGTGAAGTAAGTGTGAGAAATTATGACCCGTATAAAGAATATAAAGAAAAACAAGAGAAACAGGATCCAGGCAGTAAAGAAAATAGAAATAATTTTAGTGAACTAAGAAAAAAATTAGTAGAAGTATAAATTGAATAATTCAGGAGGTATAAAATGCAAAGATTACTAGAAATGAAAGAGCAAAGAGCTAATATTACAGCTAATATTAGATCAATTATTGACGAGTATGAAAACAAAGACATGGATCAAACAAAAACGGATGAACTTAGAAAGCTGGAAAATGAATTTGATAAGTTGAATAGTGATATTTTAACAAGAGAAAAACAGATTGATAGAGAACGAATTGCTGGTGAAAATCAAAATAATCAAAGTGAAAACAGAGAAAAAGACCCTGACAAAGAAAAAAGAGATCTATTTGCAAATTATTTAAAAGAAGGAACAAAGGCAGCTGAAAATGAGTACAGGGCATTGCAACAAGACAATCCAAATCAGGCTGGATATCTTATAGCTCCAGAACAATTTGTAAATGAACTAATTAGCACACTTGATAATGATTTATTTTTCAGAAAATTAGCAAAAGTGTTACCTACTCTTAAAAATGCTAAAAGCCTTGGATACCCAACAAGAACTGCAAGAATGAACAGTGCAGCATGGGGAACAGAATTAAGTGCTCCAACGCCTGATACTACTTTAGCATTTGGAAAAAGAGAATTCAAATTAAATCCTGCAACAGCAGAGATACTAATTAGTAAAACACTTATAAGAAATGCATCTAATGTAGATGGAATTGTAAGAAGTGAATTAGCATATGATTTAGGCGAATTAATAGAAAATGCATACATGACTGGAAATGGAGTAGGCAAACCACTTGGAATATTTGTTGCAAGTAACGATGGTATACCTACTACAAGAGATATAAGCACAGGTAATACTGCAACTGAAATGAAATTCGATGGGTTGATGGAAGCAAAATATTCATTAAAGCAGCAATATCAGAAAAATTTGAGTTGGATATTCCATCGAGATGGAGTAAAAAAACTGGCGAAATTAAAAGACGCAAATGGGCAATATATATGGCAACAATCTGTTGTTGTTGGTACCCCTGATAGGTTGCTAACATTTCCAGTGAACATGAGCGAATACGCTCCTAATACGTTCACTACTGGACAGTATGTTGGTATGCTTGGAGATTACAAAAATTACTGGATAGTTGACGGTTTAATGATGGAAATCCAAGCACTGTTCGAACTTTACGCACGTACAAATCAAGTTGATTATATTGCAATGCTAGAGACTGAGGGAGCACCAGTTGTTTCAGAAGCATTTGCAAGAATTAAATTAGGATAAAAGATATTTACACACATATATAAATAGTAATTAAAAGTAAAAAATAAATAAAATTGATTTTGGAGGTGTAAGTATGATTGAAAGTTTATTGAAAGAAGGAAAGGTTGATAAATGTTTAGTGGCAACCGTAGCAGGAACTGATGATACATTAAGTGGTGATATTCTTGATATGCAAGGATTTGATAGTGTAGCTTTTATTGCGCTATTAGGAGATGTAGCAAATACAAGTGTTGTTACTTTGAAAGCATATGCTGGAGATGAAGCAGCATTAGGTGATGGCGCATATAAGACAAATACAGCTACAATTACCGCTGACGCAACAAGCGCCGATAATAAATTATTAGTGCTCGATGTAATAAAACCAACTGAGAGATACATTAGACCTGATTTGGTTCGAGCTACTGCAAATGCTGTTGTCGATGGGATAATTGCAATAAGATACAACAGCAAAACAAAACCAGTAACACAGGGGACTGATGTAGTTGACAGTGAAATAAGTGTTGGATAATTAATATAATTTAATTTGGAAATAGGAGGTATGATAATGATACCAGACGGATACACAACTATGCCAAATTATGTCTACGGACAGGGAATTTTGGCAGGGTTAAATGCAATTGGAACAAATTATTTCGTAGATGGAAATGCTGGAGTAGATACTAATGATGGATTAAGCTGGGAAACAGCATACAAAACTTTAGCTGTTGCATTAGCAGCAAGTCATGCCAAAATTGCAGCAGATAGTACTGGATGGGCTAATAGAAACAGAATTTTTATAAAAGGCGACAGTTTCGAAGAAAATTTAACTAAATTAGCTCAAAAAACAGACATAATTGGTGTTGGTTCATGTGACCATCATCACCAAGCAAGAATAATAGGTAATCATGTTATAGATACTACATCATATATGGGATGTAGATTTTTTAATGTTAACTTTAAAGCTGGTGCAGCTGGCGGTGTAATAATGACACTTCCAACACAGCAGAGCGGAATATCTTTTGTAGAATGTTTATTTGATGGACGGTCAGCAGTTGCAGCAACAAAAGCTATATTAGCAACAGCTGTCGAAATGTTAACTGTAGAAAAATGCCGATTTATTGGAAAATATTCTACAACTACAATTGATATAGGAACTGGTGAAAGTAGAGCATTATTTATAAAAGACAATGTTATTGAATCTGGAGCTATAGGAGTAACAATACACTCTGGGATGACATGTTCAGATTCAGATGCAATGATACTGAATAATATATTTGATGTAGTTACATTGACAATTGATGACAATTCAGACAAATGCATAATTGGAAATAATTCAGGAAAAACAGCAGCAAATGGTAAACTTGCAACTGTAATTGATTGCAGTGATGTTTTATCGTACAATAATAAATTTAGTCATGCTGCTGGGTGGAGTGTGTACCCTGTAGAAGTAGCAATAGTAGCTCCATAAATTAATGTTCAATTGAATATTTTGAGGTGATAAAATGGCAGTAACAGCAAAATTATACGGATTATTAGCTAAAAGCTTGATTAATGGGGAAGTTGATTTTACAAATGATACAATAAAAGTTATGCTTTGTACATCTTCATACACTCCTAATCAAGACACACATCAGTACAAAAGCAGTGTTGACAATGAAGTAGAAGGAACTGGATATACTGCTGGTGGAGCAACATTAGGAACAAAAGCGATAACATATGATGCAGATAATAACAAAGTATTAATAGATGCTGCCGATACGTCCTGGGCAACATCAACAATAACAGCAAGATATGCAGTAATATATGATGATACACCAGAGACAAACAAACCACTTATTGGGTATATTGACTTTGGAGAAAACATAATAACAAACGCAGGAGAATTTAAAATAACATGGGATGCAGCTGGTATATTTTCTTTTAGCGTGACATAAAATGAGTAGTTATATAATTGCAGAGTGTGATAATTTAAGTGATTTTGATTATATCTACTCGTGCACAAGTCAGCTAGACACAAGCAATAAATTATATGGAAATGCCTCTATAAAGCTAACTAAAAATGGCGATTTTTCAGGATATTTTGTATTTGATATTGATGGGAATATAGATTTATCAGTTTATGATAGTATCAAATTTAATTTTTATTCAGCTGATAGAAGTAATATAGCAACGATATCGATAAATGTATTTACAACATCAGGGAAAGTATATACTGATTGTTTTCAGTATTTCATAGGATGGCAAATAGTTGATGGATGGAATACTTTTGATATTGATTTTGATGATTTTACACAATATGGTTCTGGAGGGCTTGATGATGTAACTGCTATAAGATTTGTAATTAATCTAACAACAGATAATCAAACGGAACAAATAAATTGGGACAGAATAGAAGTAATTAGTCCTAATGCAAACGTAGAGCCTGGAATAGTCAATTGTAGCATTGATATAATTGTTCCAACTTTGTCTGCAGAACAAAATGTAAATATAGAGCCTGGAATAGTTAATTGTAGTGCAGAAATAAAAACACCAGGTCTTTCATCAGGAAGTAATTTAAGTACTGAAATAGTCAATTGTAGCATTGATATAATTGTTCCAACTTTGTCTGCAGAACAAAATGTAAATATAGAGCC